GCAGCGGGGGTAGATACGGGGGCTGGAGGCGCTGCCGCCGAAGCTGCGGGCGGCGTGGCTGGAGGGACGGTGGGACGTGCTGGCGGGACAGGTGTTCCAGGAGTTCACGGACGACCCGGCGCACTACGCGGACCGGCGGTGGACGCACGTGATCCGGCCCTTTGACATCCCACGGGAGTGGAACGTGTACAGAAGCTACGACTTCGGTTACGCCAAGCCGTTTTCCTGCGGCTGGTGGGCGGTGGACTTCGACGGGTGCGTGTACCGGATATTGGAGCTGTACGGCTGCACGGGAACGCCGGACGAGGGCGTGCTGTGGACGCCGGAGCGGCAGTTCGCGGAGATACGGCGGATGGAGGACGAGCACCCGTATCTGCGGGGACGGACCATACGGGGGGTGGCGGACCCAGCCATCTGGGACGCCAGCCGGGGCGAGAGTATCTATGAGACGGCGCTGAAGCACAGGCTGTTCTTTGAAAAGGGGGACAACCGGCGGATACCGGGGTGGATGCAGCTGCACTACCGGATGAGCTTTGACGGGGAGGGGTACCCCATGCTGTATGTGTTCGAAAACTGCCGGGCGTTCATACGGACGGTGCCGGGACTGTCGTACAGCACCACGGCGCCGGAGGACGTGGACACGGGACAGGAGGACCACGCGGCGGACGAGAGCCGGTATTTCTGCATCAGCGCCCGCGTCATTTCCAGCAGGCACGCCCTGCTCTCCGCCCTGCGCCGTCTCTCGTTCCGGCACCCG